AATATCCACGAATTTAACAAAACAACTGAACTCGACATATACACATTCCTTACATATTTAAGTTTTAAAGTAGATTTAGCCAAAGAAGAACAAAAACAAATACCAAAGTATGAATAGTTTTTATAAAGTAGTAGAGTTTATTAAAAGTCATTTTGATAATGACCAGTTTGTTCATACCATTACGCACGGAGTAATTGAAGATGTTGATGTAGATAAAAAAAATATATTTCCGTTAGTTCATTTTCAAGTAACAAGCGCACAGATAATCGAGGGATTAATTGTGTTTACTTTTAATATTCATATTTTAGATATTAGAAATATTTCTAAACAACCGATAACGGATAAGTTCTTGAAAAATGATAATGAGTTAGACAATCTAAATACGTGTTTTGCAATTACTAATAAATTCTTAACTAAATTAAGATTGCAACGCAATGATGATGATATTGAATTATACGCAAGTAGCACACCAACGCCCGTTGAATTTCAATTTACTAATTTGTTAGATGGTTGGGTTTTCGATGTTCAATTGTCGATACCTAATAACAATTTAGAAGTATGCAATTAGATAAAGAAAATACTTTAAAAGCATTAAACGACTTTTCTAAATATGTTGTTAAGCAATCACGAACCAACTTAACTAAAGGCGGTAAGAACGTCTCTAAACAATTATATGATTCTATTGGTTACGATTTAAATATCAGTGCCAATAGTTTCGAGTTAGGTTTTAAGATGCAAGACTACGGACAATTTCAAGATTTAGGAGTTCGAGGTAAGACAAGCAGTTCACGTGCACCACGAAGTCCGTTTAAATTTGGAACTGGTTCTGGTGCTAAAGGCGGTTTGACAAACGGTATTGATAATTGGGTAAAAAGAAAAAGAATACAATTTACAAATAGAAAAACTGGTAAGTTTATGAGTTATGATAATACGGCTTACTTAATACGTAATTCGATTTATAACAAAGGATTGAAGCCGACAATGTTTTTTAGCAAACCATTCGAGGCGGGATTTATTAATTTACCAGATGATGTGATTAAGGCATACGGTTTAGATGTTGAGAACTTTTTAAAATACACACTTAAATAATGGCACAAAAAATAATTATAACGGCTAAACAAGTATCTAATCCATCGGATTTTTTGACTTTTTTCCCAGCTATAACTTTTAGTAATACGTTAGGAGTTTATTTTTATACGGATATATTTTTACTTTCAAGCGTTCCGTTAACAAACAACGGAATAAAATATAATGAAGCTACAACAGATTTGTTTGCTCAAAATATTAAAAATGTATTTGATAATTTATTAGCACTTTCTTCTGTTCCTTTTACTTCTGAAATTATTGGAAATGTTGTTAACTATTATTTAGGTAATAACGCAACAACAGATACTTTTGATTATTCTGGATTGCCTTTAATAGATACTGATTTGTGGAGTGTAACACGTGAAGATTATACTTTTCCAACTGAACCAAGTTTAGTGACTTACGAAGATAATGTAATTCTTTCACGGTCGCCTTATTTATTTAAGGCTACACCGACTGTTTTATATGATAGTATGTTAGCTGATATTTATATTTATCGAGGCGAAAAAACAACTGATATTCCAGCAACACCAACTTTTCAAACAAGTAAGTTTGTTATCCAAGCGGGGCAACCTATTGTTTCAATTGATATTCATAAATTAGTAAACGACTTTGTACAAAACGAATTTACTCAAAACGTTTCTTTAGGAGTTCAAACAACTAATCAATTAGATTCTGTTTGGGTTTTTATCGATGCTGGCATTTATTTAGAAAACGTTTTACTATATTCAATTAATCAAACGTTACTTGCTTTAGATGGTTTTGGATACCACCAAGAACTTGCAAATCCAGCGGTTAATAAAAAAGTATTAAGTACTATTAACAACCACATTGTTTATAATGGTTCTAAATATCCTTTGTATTTTTTAAGTAAAGATTTAGTATCTATTACTATTAATGGGAATGTAGTTCCGTTTACTTTAGATGAAAATTATAATAACCAATTTATTGCGTATGTTGATGTTATGCAATACGCTGGATTAGATACAAGTTTTGAGTGCTTTTTTGATTATGGTGATGAGATAGTAAGCCACAATTTTACAATTAAAACAGAGTGCAGAAACGAATTAGTAAATTGTATTTTTAAAAACAAATACGGATTCTGGCAAAAGATACCATTCAATAAATTAAGTAAATTAAATTTAGATATTGATAGTTCAGATTACAATCCTTTTATTTCAGACTTTGGAAGCTACAATTTAAACCAACATACAAAGAGAAGTTATTTAACTAATGGAAATGAAAAGATAGTAGTTAATACGGATTTCTTACCAGAGGAATATAATTTACTATTTAAGGAGTTAATGTTAAGTGAGCAAATTTATTTAGAGCAAGGCACAACAATATTACCAGTTAATCTAAATAAAAAATCATTCGCATATAAGACAAAATTAAACGACAAGCTAATACAATACTCTATGGACTTTGAATATAGCTTTAAAACGATTAACAATATAATTTAATGGAAGTACAATTATATATTAAAGGGCAAAAAATAGATTTATTTGAAGATGAAAAGATTTCTATAAATTTATCTATTAAAAATATAAATGATTTGAGTAAGGTCTTAACGGATTTTACTCAAACTTTTAATATTCCAGCAACTAAAAATAATAATGCAGTCTTTGAACATTGGTATAATTCTGATGTAGATGGAACGTTTAATGTTAATATTCGAGTAGAGGCCTATTTAGAAGTTAATAGTTTACCATTCCGTTATGGTTCTGTACAATTAGATAGCGCAAAATTAAAAGACGGACTTCCTTATTCTTACTCGTGTACTTTTTACGGTGCTGGAGTTAGTTTGTCTGATTTGTTTGGTGAGTATCAATTAAAAGATTTAGTTAGTTTATCTGATTACGACCATACTTATAACTCTACTATTGTAACTAATGCAATGAGTGATAATAGTTTATTTAATGGTGATGTTTACTATCCTATGATTAGCGCTATTGATGAAATGAGTTTGCAAACTGCTAATGCACGAGATTTAGAAAACGCAAGCAACACGGTATCATATAGAGAATTTAAACCAGCCTTAAGAAACATTCGTATAATTGAAGCAATCGAAAGTTTTTTCGGTATTACTTTAACTAAAGACTTTTTCGATAGGTCAGTTTTTTACAATAGTTTTTTATGGTTACATAAAGACGCTGGTTATATGAAAGTTTACGGTGATGAGCAAAGAGTTGATTTGCAAAATGTGGGTAATTTGTCAGATATTCAAATGACCGCAAATACAACTACAAACGAAATAGAGTTTACACCTTATGAAAATTCTTTTTTTCCAAACACAAATATAAGAAGAAGTTTAAGAGCGCAAATAACACCAGATGCTGGTTTTGAAAATGTAATTTATAAATTAAAAGTTTTTAGAAATGGTAATTTAGCAACTGAAAAAGAGTTAGTTGGAAATGGTTTATTGAATTGGCAAGAAACATTTAATTCTAACTTTTTTACTAATAGCGTTTTTTATTTTACTATTTCAGCGTCAGAGCCTTTTAGTTATAAATCAACTATAACTGGTAAGAAAAGAACAAACGTATCATTTTCAGCACCTACAACTGAAATTAAAACTATTGTTAATAGTGTGAGTTCTGTTTTAACTTCTTATATGAAAATGTTGGAACAGATGCCAGAGATTAAAGTAATGGATTATTTCAAGGACTTAATTGCACGTTTCAACTTAATTATTAAACCGACATCACCAATAGATTTTTATGTTGATACTTTGGATAATTGGTATAGTAAAGGAAAAACTTATGATTTAAATAAGTATATAGATATTAAAGACATTCAAGTTAAAAGGCCAAACGTAAAAAAGAAAATTGAGTTCTTATATCAAAAAACGGATTCTATTTTAGGCAAGCAATATTTTGAAAACAACCAAGAAAGTTACGGAGATTTAAAAAGCACTTATAATATTTCTGGCGATGATTTAAAAATTGAAAGTCAGTTTGAAAATATGTTATTTGAACGTTTAACTCGTGAGAGTAGTGGAGGTTTAACAGAGTTACAAGTTGGTTTTTCTATCGATAAAAATTTAAAACCATACAAAGGAAAAGGCTTTATGTTTTACCGTAATGGTTTAGAAGTTTTAGACATTAATACTTATATACAACCGAGTACTTTAAAAACTAAATATTGGCACACCGCAACAGAGGACAATATAGACATTACACAAGTTACAAGCAGTTTAAATTTCGGTTCAGATACAAGTACTTATTTTTACGCACCGATAGAACAAAGTTTGTATTTCAATTGGTGGAAAAATTACATTGAGGATTTGTTTAATAAGAAGTGCAGAGTTTTAAGTTTAAGTGGTAAGATGCCAACGCACATACTTTACAAATTACAAATGAATGATAGGTTTATAGTTCAAGATAGAATATATAAAATATCGGATTTAAAAATTGATTTAACGACTGGTGATTTTAGTGGTGATGTGTTTACGGATTTTTCACAACCAGCAGACACAATAGACAATGTAGTGCCGTTAACTGTGGATAGTGATATTATTTCAGTCGATAGTGATTTGATTTCAGTAGATACGATTTCAACATACGAGCCAGTTTATTCGTTTACAACTAATAGTATTTCATTAGATACTTATTTTGCAACTAAAGGGGAAGAACATTTTGAAGTTAAAGTAACGGCAAATACTAATTGGAGTGTTATAAATGTAGATGATGGTTTTGGTGTAGATTGGTTTAGTGTAAACAAATCATTTGGAAATAAAACGGATTTCATTCGTGTAAAGGTTAATTACAATACAACCACAAACAGAAACGGAATTTTACGTTTTACTATTGGAGCAGATACATTCGATTTAAATATTATTCAATTATGATAGCACAAATTTTAGACTTGCTTAACGCAAACGATTGGAGTAAGTCGATGCCGCACATAGCACTTGCAAAAGGTAAAAACGAACTACCTAAAAACTTTATAGCACTTTTTAATAAATTAAAAAAATGATTGAAAAAATAGTAAACGTAGTTGTTAAAGAAAGTGGTTTTGATGATGTAAATTCAAAGGCTATAAACCTTGAGGGTAATTTAGATAACGTAAGCCATTCAAATAAAAATGTTGCCTCGTCATTTGCTGAAAGTTCTAACGCAGTACTTGAGAATGGTGGAGCAATGGGATTGCTAAACGACTTAACGGGCGGTTATGCAATGATGGTAAAAGATGCAGTTGAAGCGAGTGCATTATTTATCGTTAAAAAGAAAGCGGATACCGTAGCAACCAACGCAACAACAGTCGCAACCGTTTCAGCAAACACCGCAACGCAACAAGGTATAATTGCAAAAGTTAAAGATGTAGCAACAACGGTTAGTTCTACGGTGGCAAAATACGCAACGGCAACGGCTACACAAGTTGTAACGGCTGCACAATGGTTATGGAATGCAGCGGTTGTTGCAAATCCTTTAGTTGCTTTAGTAGTTGCAATTGTGGCGGCTGGCGCTGCTATTTATAAACTAACTACATTCTTATTAGAAAACGCAGAAGCAAACGAAACCGCAAGTAAGGCAACTGCCAAAATGACAGCAGAACTAAAAAGCCAAAGTATTGAGGCTGCACGTGGTTTAAGAGCGTTAAAAGAAAGTGCAGATTATAACTATGAATTAGCAAAGGCAAACGGGGCGAGTACTGCTGAATTACGTAAAATGAAAGAGGCTGCAATTAATGCTGAAATTGCCTTAAATAAAAAGAACGTAACGATAGCACAATCCACGTTTTTACAAGAGCGAAACAATTTAGCGGTTGCAAAAGCTAATGGTTTAAGTGATGAAGAAATTGCTAAAAAAGAAAAGTTAGTACAGGCTGCTTATAAAGAATTTCAAGAGCAAAATAATTTATTAGATGGAAGTTTTAAGGAACGTGCTAAACTAACTAAAAACTTTAATATTGAGATTGCAAACGAAAACACCATTGCTAATGAAAAAGCAGCGGAACAACGCAAAAAAGATAAAGAAGATTATTTAAAAAATTTAGCTGAAAAAAGAAAAGCAGAAGAAGATGCGTTTAAAGCGAAACAAGACCAATTTAAAAAAGAGGGCGAAGATTTTTTCAAGTCTTTAGAAGATGCAAAGACCGCACGTGAAACTTTAGAGAAAGAACAAGCCGACGAACTTAATTCTTACATAGAGTTAGAAAACCAAAAAGCAGAAGTAGCGAGATTAGCAAAGGAAAAGGAAATTGAATTAAGCAAGGCTAAAAAAGAAGCTATTATAGGTGATTCATTTCAAACGTTAAATTCAATCGCACAATTAGCTGGTGAGGGGACAACAATTGCAAAAGGTGTCGCAGTAGCACAGGCCACAATGTCAGGGATTGAGGGAGTTCAAAACGCATATACAACGGCTCAAAAATCGCCTATTACTGCATTTTTTCCAGCCTATCCAATTGTTCAAGCTGGTTTAGCGGGTGTGTTTAGTGGATTGCAAATTAAAAAAATACTTTCAGTCGATAAAAGCGGAAAAGGCGGTGGCGGTTCAGTTGGAGGCGGTGGCGGTTCAGCACCAGCACCACCTCCACAATTTAACATTGTCGGACAAAGTGGGACAAATCAATTAGCGCAAAGTATCGGAGCAAGACAAGGGCAACCAATACAAGCGTATGTAGTAGGAAATGAAGTAACCACACAACAAGCACTTGACAGAAGTAGAGTAACAACCGCAACATTCAATTAAAAAAACACATTAATAAATAAATACGTTATAATTATAATAAATAGAAACTATGGGACAAATTAAAGTAAAATCAATTGGTATTCAATTGGCATTAATTGACGATGTTAAAAAACAATATGATGCCGTACAAACCGCAAGAAGTAACGCAACAAGTTCTTTAAAAGCCGCTGAAAGTGTTGGTAGTGCAATCGCTTTAGATGCTAAATCTTTACGAGCAAGAGCAGAAGAATTTTTAGCTACTTATGATAAATTTGTAGGTATGGCTAAAGGTCTTGGTGTTGATGTTCCAGCAAATATTGCTAATTTAAATACATTTGCAAAAGGTGATTTAAAAGCAGCAGACCAACTTACAAAAGCTGGTGCAACAATTCAATCTTTAGCAAAAGGATAAGATGGATACTTACGAAGTACAATTTAAAGAGAATGAAACAGAGGGAGTTTATGCTATTAGTTTAGTAGATTCACCAGCTATGGAGTCAACTTTTATTGCTTTAAAAGAACAAAAAGAAATTAGTTTAAAAGCAATTGACACCGAGAAAAGAATTTTATTAGGGGCGGTTTTAATTCCTAATAAGCCAATTTACAGAAAACAAGACGGTAAGGAATTTAATATAACTTTTCCAGAAAAGACCATTCAATTAACAATGGAAAATTTCTTTAAAAAAGGTTATCAAAATAATTCTACTTTAGAACACAACGAAGAATTAAAACTTCAAGATGTTACGTTTGTTGAAAGTTGGATAAAAGAAAGCGAAGTTGATAAGTCGGTTCATTACGGATTTTCAGAACCAAACGGGACTTGGTTTGCAAGTATGAAAGTTAACAACGATGAAATTTGGAATGACTTTGTAAAAACTGGAAAAGTAAAAGGATTTTCAATCGATGGATTCTTTGATTTAGAAAAGATTAATTTAAAAAGTGAATTTAATATGAGTGAAGTTAAAAATGAATCTTTAGTGGATTCTTTCAAAGCTGCATTATCTGAATTTTTCAGTCCAAAGAAAAAGGACGAGGATACAGATGTGAAACTTGGTAAAGTAATGACTAAAGATGGAACGTTAACTATCGAGTTCGATGGTGACACGGTAGCAGTCGGAACTGAAATGTTCTTAACAAATGAAATGGGAGAAAAATTACCCGTTCCAGATGGTGAGTACACTTTAGAAGATGATATGATTGCAGTAATGGTAGATTCTAAAGTTGCTGAATTAAAACCAGCAGTAGCAGAAGAAGAAGCGCCAGTTGCAATGGATAACACACCGACAAGCGAACCAGCTGGGACTGCAAGTGTAAAAAGTGAAAAGTTTACGCAAGAAGTGTTTTATCAATTAGCGCAAGTTGTTGGTGCTGAATTAGAAAAATTCAAAACTGAATTTAAAGCAGAATTAGCAGCGGAAAAAGAAACTACAAAAGAAGTTGTTTCATTGACAAAACAAAAAGGAGAACAAACAAACGAGCCTAAAACGGCAAAAGAAAGATTATTTAATAAAATAAACCAAGTAAAATAATATGGCTACAACAGTAACAGTAACATCAAACTACGCAGGAAAAGAAGCGGGTGGTATTATCGGTCAAGCTTTTAAAGAAGCGGACACAATCGCAAAGGGATTTATTACAACCTTTGAAAATGTAAATTATAAACTTAACTTAAGAAAAATTGAGTTAACGGGTGGTAAACGTGCTTACACTTGTGGATTTGTCCCATCGGGTGCAATTACATTATCTGAAAAGGTTTTAGAGCCTATCAAATTCAAAGATGATTTTGAGGTTTGTAAAGAAGATTTCAGAGCGCAATGGTCTGAAGAATCAATGGGAGCGTCAGCACATAACGACAATGCGCCTAAAGATATTATGGACGCTATTTTAGTTGAAAAATTAGCACAAACTGCTCAAGAATTAGATTTCAATATCTGGAATGGTGATTCTACTGACCCAACTGAATTTGATGGTTTCTTGAAATTATTCGCAGCAGACGCAGACGTTATCGACGTTGATTTAGCAGCGGCTACAACAGAAGCTAATGTTGAGGCTCAATTAAAACAAGTTTTAGGAGCAGTGCCAGTTGCATTACGTAGAAAAGATTTAAAAGTAGGTGTATCTTCTGATGTTGCACAAGCTTATAATTTTTATTTAATTTCTAAAGGAATTTCTAACGGATTAGGTGGTGATGCAAACACTTTGCCAAGATTTGGAAGATATGTAATTGAAGAAATTAACGGTTTACCAGATTCTACTTATGTAGTTGCTGAACCTAAAAATTTAGTTTTCGGAACTGGTTTATTAGCAGACCATAACGACGTGAGATTAGTAGACCAAGACGAAACGTTGTTAAACGGAAAAGTAATTGGTACAATGGTTTACAACGCTGGAGTTCAATACTACAACGGAGAAGAAATTGTTTGGGCTAGACAAATAGCATAAATTAACATAACCGCTCATTAATTTGGGCGGTTTTTAAAACATATATAAATATGGCGTGTAGCGTAACAAAAGGCAGATTACTATCTTGTAAAGACCAAAGAGGAGGTATTAAAAATATTGATTTTGCGGTTTATTCAGAGTATGGTTTTTCTGTAACGGGTCAAGAAATTGCTACTTTACCAGTTCTATTAACAGAAGTTTTTAGATACGAGGTAAAAGCAACGGTAAATAATTTAGCAGAAGCGGGAACGGTTAACCAAGATAATAGAACAACTGAAATTGTTTCTACATTATCAGTGACTTTACCTAAATTAGATAAAGAAACAGAGGTTGAAATAATGGCACTTGCTGCTGGTAGAACTATTGCATTTGTTCACGATTATAACGGTAACGTTAAAGTTATGGGAATTGATAGTGGAGTTGATGCAAGTGGATTCACTTCCGCAACTGGTGGAGCTGGTGGCGATTTAAGTGGATATACTATTACATTGACTGCAATGGATAGTAAATTATGTCCGTTCTTAAGTGCTGGAGCTAAAACGGCTTTAGATGCTTTAGTTTCTGATGTGGTAATTGAACCATAAAAATAAAATAAGAGTTATTTTAAAAACCTGTGCTTTAAATAGTACGGGTTTTTTTATTTAAATACAAACCTTAAAAAATACGTTATAATTATATGCAAGTATTCAAACCCAGCGATTCATTACATAGTTTGTTTTTTATTCCAAGAATAGAAGCAACAACTGTTATTTTGAAAATAACTAACGAATTAAGAAGCACAGAAACTTTTTTAAATGTTTTCGGAACTATGATAAATGGAACTTTTAACGGTTTCTTTACTTATGATTTTAAAGAGGGTGGGAGTTATGAAATTGAAATAACAAACAACGATTCAAGACTATTATACAGAGGCAAAGCATTTGCAACAGATGTAGAAGATTTACAAAACTATAAACTAATAAGATGAGTTTAGAACTAATACAATTAAATAATTACATACGACCAGAAGTTAAGGAAGTTAACAACAAGGAGTATGTAATGAACGGTGATAAAAACGGATTCTATCAATATATTATTGACAGATATAATGGTTCGCCAACAAACAGAACCATTATTGATTCTTACTCTAAATTTATTTACGGTAAAGGTTTGTATAGTAAAGAACAAGCAAGCAAAGCGATGCAATTTGCAAACGTGTTACAAATACTATCTAAAAAGGATTTAAAAAACATTTGCCAAGATTACGTTTTATTTGGTGAGGCAAGTATGGAATTGATTTATGATAAAAGTAAATTGATTAAAATTAAGCACGTGCCTAAAAATCAAATATTACCTAATAAAATGAATGAAGATGGCGACATCGAATTATATTGGTTTAGTCAAGATTTTAACAATACAAGAAAATACCCACCAAGAGAAATTGAAAGTTTCTACTTCAAAAAAGAAACTACTAAAAATGCTATTTATGTTATAAGTAATTACCAAGCTGGTAGAACTTATTTTGCTGACCCTACTTACATGGCTGGTTTGCCTTATGCGGAATTAGAGGAAGAAATTGCGAATTATTGCGTTAACCATATTAAGAATGGTTTATCTTTTGGGTACATTGTTAATATGAATAACGGTGAGCCAGAAAGCGATGAGATTAAACATAAATTAGAGGCTAAATTCAAAAACTTTGGGACTGGTTCTGAAAATGCTGGCCGTGTAATGGTTAATTGGAATGATTCTAAAGATAATGACATTACATTAACTGCAGTTGAAGTTTCAGAAGCGCATAAACAATACGAGTTTTTAAGTGGTGAGGCTACTCAGAAACTAATGATTGCTCATAAAGTTACAAGTCCTATTATCTTTGGTATTATGAAAGATGGCGGATTGGGTAATAACGCAGACGAGATGGAGTCATCATTTAATGAGTTGTACATCAACGTTATTAAACCATTGCAAGAAAATGTTTTAGATTCTTTAATCGAAGTGTTTTCCGCAAACGGAATGAGTATTGACTTAGATTTTATTCCATTGCGTGGATTAGCACAACCACAAGCAACACAATTAACACAACACAAAGAAGAAATTAATTCAGATGTAGCTGAATTTCTTTTGAATAGAGGTGAAGAAATTAATTTAAATGAATATGAGGTTATTGATTCTGAAGATTTTTCAGATAGTTTAGTTGAATTAAACGATTTTACATTAAACACTTCTTTAAAATTAGCAAGCGTTCCGAGTTCGTTTCCAAACGTTAAATCTGAATTAGATAATGAAATATTTAAAGTAAGATTTAATTATTCGGGTACAATGTCGGGAAGTCAATCACCCCAAAGAGATTTTTGCCGTAAAATGTTATCGGCACAAAAGGTTTATCGTAAAGAAGATATTGTTTTGGCTGGAGATAAAAGAGTAAATCCGGGTTGGGGGCCGAATGGAACAGATACATACGACATTTTAAAGTATAAAGGCGGTGGAAATTGCAAACATAAATGGGTGCGAAGTATCTATTTAAGAAAAAATAACAAGTCTATTACGTTAGAACAAGCAAAAAAAATGATAAAGGATTTAAAAGAGTTGGGAATTGATACAAAAATTGAGAATAGTGGAGAGCCTTTATCTTCAATTGAGCCAAACAAAATGCTTAATCAAGGATTTTTAACAAAATAATTATGGAATATTTACTTTTATCAGACCAAGAATTATTACAAAACACGGTTTTAGGTGGTAATATCGACACGGATAAATATAAATTTTGCGTTCAAGATGCTCAATTGTCTAAATTAGTTGAAATACTTGGAGAAGATTTATATGAAAAGATTAAATTTGACTACGAAAACGACCTTTTAAGCGGTGATTATGAAACTTTGTATAATAAGTATATCAATCCGTTTTTAATTCATCAGTCAGCAGTTGAATATCTTTTAATTGGTAGCTATCAAGTTGCTAATGGTGGTGTGTTTAAACTTACACCTCAAAATGGTTCGCCAGTTGAAAAAGCAGACATTGATTATTTGGTAACTAATCAAAGAAATAAAGCGGAAATATATCAAGGAAGAATGGAAACTTTTTTATGTAAAGTTAATTTACCAGAATACGTAATTAATTCAGACAATATAATTAATCCAAAAAAAGCAAATTATGGCGGATTCTCGTTCCTCTAAAAAAAGAGATACAAACAAAAAAGTAATTGAAAAGATTAATTTATTCTTAAAGAAACAAAAAAATGAGTCAACAAATAATAAATGTAGGTAGTTCGCCCAATGATGGCACTGGTGATGTTCTGAGAGTATCACAACAAAAGGCGAACGCAAACTTTACAGAATTATATAATGGTGCTGGTATTGATAGCGTGCAAAGAGAGGATTTTGTTTGGACTACTGGCGCACAAACTTTTACTTTAGCAGAATTACCAACAAATATTGTTTTTGTTTCTGTAAACGGCCAAGTTTTAGACGCATCACAATATACACAAGTTTTATCTGTTATTACAATTACTGAAACTTTAGATGTTAATGATAATATTATAATTGTTTATAGCTTTAAAAGTTCTTTAATAACTGGTATTAATCCAAACTTTGTTGTATTTGTTGATTCAGTTGATAAATTTCCAGCTCCAGTTAGTGGAGTTATTACATTGTTAGATGGTTATACTTATATTGTTACAACTCATTTAGATTTAAACGGTGATAGATTAGATGCGACTAATAATGTTGTTAATTTGTATGGTGCATCTTCTGAAACTGCAAGTTTAACATCTACTGGTTTAAGTTCGACTATTGCATTAATTACAACAAATACAACTATAAAGATTTCAAGTATAACGTTAAAAGATGTAGGTAAGCTGTTTAATTTAGATAAATTATCTGTAATGGCTTTAGATTGGTTTGAGGTTAATATAGTTAATATTCCGAATATTGGACTTATTAAAAACTTTGATAATTTTATTCTACAAACAAGTACTTTTTTAAATTCAAAAGGATTGGTTTTAGATGGTACATTTGGCACGTTTGCTATAACTGGAAGTTT